ATTAGAAATGGTTTGGTTGCATCTGGACAACTTAGAGGTTTCTCTATGTACAAATCTACTAATGTTCCTACTAACGACTTATCTGGTGCATCACCTGCTGGTTCAGCAACTGCACCTGAAGCTCTATTCGGACATATCAGTTCAACTTCGGCTGCATCTGCTATGAACAAAGTAGAGACTGTTAGAGATACAGGTACTTTCTCTGATATCGTTAGAGGTCTAATGGTTTGGGGTAGAAAAGTATTAAGAACTGACGCAGTTGGTAAAATCATATATGTGATTGACTAATAGTTAGTCTTAGTATAATATACACTATACTTGATGGAGGGGTTGCAATATACCCCTCTATCCTAATTAAGGAGACAGAATTATGATAGAAAAAATTAAATCAAAAATACAATCTATACCTACAGATGCAAAACATTTATGGGCTAATCATAAAAAAGTTTGTGTAGCTGTTGCAGTAATAGTTGTAGTATTAATAATAATTTAAGGAGATTATAATATGCCTGGATATGGAATGAAAAAGAAACCAATGAAACATGGTGGAAAAGTTCACAGAAATAAAAAAGGTCATGGTGGCATGATGGTCATCAAGATTGCAAAAGATAAAAAAAATAAAAAGAAATAAATAAAATGGGATTATTATCTTCACCTGCCTGGACTAGAAAAGAGGGTAAGAATCCTAAAGGTGGTTTAAATGCTAAGGGCAGAGCATCTTATAATAAAGGTCGTACAAAGACTGGTAAAAAAAGAAATTTAAAACCACCTGCACCAAATCCAAAAACTAAAAAAGATAAAGCAAGAAGAAAATCTTTTTGTGCTAGAATGAGGGGAATGAAAAAGAAATTAACTTCAGCTAAAAAAGCAAGAGACCCTAATTCAAGAATTAATAAATCATTAAGAGCATGGAATTGTTAAATGGCTAAAACATATTTATCATTAGTAAACGACTTACTTGTAGAAATAAACGAACCTGAATTAACTTCAGTAGCTAGTGCAGTAGGTGTACAAAAACAAGTTAGTAAATGTGTAAACAGAGCATACTTTGATATTGTAGATGCTGTAGATAATTGGGCATGGTTATCTACTAATACTCCTCAAAATGAATATTATGGAAATACATTTATAGAAACAGTAGCAGGTACTAGATGGTATCTTTTAAAAGCTGGTTCTGCAAATGTAGATGCTGATTATGATGCAGTTGATTGGGATAGATTTACTGCAACAACAGAAGGAGTATCAGGTAAATCTGCTCCACATACAATTAATAAATTAAGTTTTATTACTTTAGATGTATGGAGAAATACTTATGCAAGAAATGAAGAGTTAGATAAATCTAGTTCATCACCTGCATATGGAGTACCACTAAGAGTTATAAGAAGTTCTGATGGTAGAAGATTTGGATTATCTCCAATACCTGATGATGTATACAGAATTTATTTTAATGCTTACAATAGACCATCTGAATTATCAAATGATACAGATGAAGTTTTATTTCCTGAACAATACAAACCTGTATTATTAGCAAGAGCAAGATATTATATTTATCAGTTTAAAGATAATATTGCTCAATCACAATTAGCATTAGATGAATATAAAAAAGGTTTACAACAGATGTCTGACAAATTAAATTCACCACAACCAAAATATATGTCAGATGTAAGATTTACATATTTATTACCATAGGATAAAATTAAATGCCAACACAAGGAGCTTCCATTACAGTACAAGGTGGATTAGATTTAGTATCTAGTTCTCACGCATTGTTTAGAACCCCAGGTGCTGCAACTAAATTACAAAACTTTGAATCTTCTACAACTGGTGGATATAGAAGAATAAGTGGTTATAAAAAATTTGGTGGTAGTAGTGGAGTAATTCCATCAGGAGTTTCAACAGAATCTATAGAAGGATTATTTCCTTATGCAAATGGTGTAATAGTTTGTCAAGGAGATGATATTTATTGGAGTACAACTGGTACAAGTTATACTCAAATTAATAAAGATACTTATAAAACTAAAACAGGAACAGTTTCTGTAACAGCAGGTAGTGCTACAGTAACTGGAAGTGGTACAGCTTTTACAACAGAGTTTGCTGCTAATGATAGAATACAAATTAATAATGTTAATTACAGAGTATTATCTATAACAAGTGATACAGTATTAACTTTAGATTTTAATGTAGTATCTACTGCAAGTGGACAAGCTGTTAAAAAAAGTGGTATGTCTTCTTCAGATTTATCTAGTGCAACAGTAGTAGCTAGAACAAATCAATCAAATATTCAATTTGTTAACTACACATCTGAAGGTACTTATGGTACTGTTTATATTACAGATGGTGCTAACAAAATAGCTGAATTTCAAATAGAATTAGATAGTGGTTCTAATGTATTTCATTTTGAAACATTAGAAAGGTCTACACCTATTAATCCTAAAAGATGTACAATATTTTCTGAAAGATTAATAGTAGCTGGACAATCAGATTCAGATAGTACAGTTGCATATAGTACTAGATTAAAACCATATGATTTTACTGGTGCTTCTGCAGGTACAATAGATACTGGAGATGTAATTGTAGGTATAAAAGTATTTAGAAATAGTCTAGTCATATTCTGTAAAAATAGTATTTATGAGTTGACAAACCTAGATTCTACCCCTATACTTAAATCAGTAACCAAAAATATAGGTTGTGTAGATGGTAATACAATTCAAGAGATAGGTGGAGATTTAATATTCTTAGCACCTGATGGATTAAGAACCATTGCTGGTACAGCTAGAATTGGTGATGTTGAATTAAGTTCTATAAGTAGAAAAATATTACCACTTATAAATGAGTTACTAGATAATATATCTAGCTTTACTATATCTAGTATGGTTATTAGAGAACGAAGTCAATACAGATTATTTTACTTTCAATCTGGTCAAGCAGCTTCTTCTCAAAAAGGAATTATAGGAACTTTTAAATTTGATGCTAATGGTGTTCCTGCATTTGAATGGAGTGAAACACTTGGCATGGAAATTAAAAGATGTACTTCAGACTTAGATGTAAATAATAAAGAAGTGCAATTTGGTTCTAATGAATCTGGATATGTGTATCAATTAGATACTGGAAATAATTTTGATGGTTCTACAATAGATGCACAATTTCAAACACCAGATATGGATTATGGTGATAATGGTTTAAGAAAAAGTTTGTATGCAGTTAAAGCAAACATAGAACCAGAAGGAACAAATAATAATTTAAAATTATTAATAAGATATGATTTTGAATCAACTGAAGTTCCACAACCAGATTCTTTTAATGTAGGTAATCTAAGTAGTGCTGCAGTATTTGGTGCAAGTTCATCAGTATTTGGTACATCAGTATTTGGAGCAGTAGTATTACCAAGTAAACGAATGATTGTAACTGGAAGTGGTTTTTCAAACAACTTTAAGTTTTTTTCAAATGATACAGATGCATCATATTCAGTAAATGGAATGTTTGTATCATTTATAGCAGGAGGAAGAAGATAATATTATGGCAGGATATACTAGACAACGAACTATTGCAGATGGAAATACTATTGCAGCAGATTTATTTAATGGTGAATATAATGCATTAGTAACTGCATTTGATGTAACCAATGGACACAAACATGATGGAACTGCAGCAGAAGGTCCAGTAATAGGATTAATTGGTGATGCAGGTTTAGCTACACCTTTAAACAAAATTTTAGTAGATACAAGTAATGACCATTTAGAATTTTATGTAGATGTATCTGGTGCATCTACTGAACAATTTAAAGTTCAAGATGGTGCTATTGTACCTACATCAGATAATGATATAGATTTAGGTACAGCAAGTTTAGAATTTAAAGATGCTTTCTTTGATGGTACTGTAACATTAGATGGTTTAGTAATTGGAAGTGCTACAAGTATTACAGATGTTGATACAGATTTAACATCTGTTTCAGGAAGTGATGATACATTAGCTAGTGCTAAAGCAATTAAAACATATGTTGATGCACAAGTTACAGCTAGTGATTTAGATTTTTCTGGTGATAGTGGTGGTTCTCAATCTATTGATTTAGATTCACAAAGTTTAACTATTGCTGGTGGAACAGGTATTGATACTGTAGGTTCTGCTCAAACAATAACTTTAAATATTGATTCTACAGTTGCAACATTAACAGGTTCTCAAACATTAACAAATAAAGTTATTGATGTAGATAATAATACAGTATCTAATATTGAAGTTGATAATTTAAAATCTGGAGTATTAGATACAGATATAACTTCAGTATCTTCTTCAGATGATACACTTGCTTCTGCAAAAGCTATTAAAACTTATGTAGATGCACAAGTTGCTACAGTACCAACAGGAGATATAACTTCAGTTGTTGCAGGTGATGGTTTAACTGGTGGTGGTACATCTGGTGATGTAACATTAAATGTAGTTGGTGGTACAGGTATTGATGCTAATGCAAACGATATTGCTATTGATTCTACAGTAGCTACACTTACAGGTTCACAAACTTTAACAAATAAAGTTTTGACAAGTCCTACTTTAACAAGTCCAGTACTTAATACAAGTTTAAGTGGTACAGCATTTAAAGATGAAGATGATATGTCATCTGATTCAGCTACTGCAGTTGCATCTCAACAATCTATTAAAGCATATGTTGATAATGAAATAGCAAGTGTACCAATAGGAGATATTACAGCAGTAACTGCAGGTACAGGATTATCTGGAGGTGGTACTACAGGAGCAGTATCTTTAGCTATTGACTCTACAGTTGCTACTTTAACTGGTTCTCAAGTTTTAACAAATAAATCAATTGACTCAGATAATAATACAATTACTAATATAGTTAATGCTGATATTAAAGCAGCAGCAGCTATTGATGCTACTAAGATAGCAGATGGTAGTGTAACAAGTACAGAGTTTCAATTTATTAATAGTTTATCATCTAATGCTCAAACACAGTTAGATGCTAAACAAGCAACTATTGATTCATCTAATAGATTAAATGCTAATCTAATACATGATGGTTCAGTAGATAATACAGAATTTGGATATTTGAATGGTGTAACTTCTGCTATTCAAACTCAAATAGACACAGCTAATACTAATATTAGTGGAAAAGCTGGTAATGGTTTTGCAGTAGCAATGGCTATTGCATTATAGTTGTGTTGACAATATGACAAAAAAAAGGTATAATTAGGATAATTCTATGGCACAAGATTTTGAAAGAACTTTACAACGAAATATCTCGAACAACTCTGGTTCTCCTACAACATTAAGAGCAGCAGCAGATTCTGATGATGCAATTATTGGTGTTAGATGTGTTAACACTTCAGGTACATCAGTTAATGTTACTGTTTATGTAGAGAACAGTTCAACTAATTATCATATTATTAAAGATGCACCTATCCCTACAGGTGGTTCTTTAGAATTGATTGATGGTGGTTCTAAAGTTGTTTTACAATCTGGAGATGCAGTTAAAGCTTTTGCTTCAGCAGCTTCTTCTGTTGATATTATAACAAGTGTTGTAGATACTATCTCAGCATAATAAAGGAAATAATAAATGCCCTATATAGGTAAAAAACCTGCAGATGCAGCATTAACAGCAGATGATATAACAGATGGAATTGTTTCAGCAAGTAAAATTGCAAGTAATGCAGTTACAACTGCTAAAGTAAATGCTGATGCTATTACAAATGCTAAAACAGAATTTACACCTGGCTTAGTAATTAAAGGTGATGGTTCAAGTGCTGATGGTAAATTAATTCTTAACTGTCATGTTAATACACATGGAGTAGGTATTCAAGCACCTCCACATTCGGCTGGTGCTACATATACACTTACCCTTCCAAATGACACAGGAACTTCAGGACAAGTTCTTTCTACAAATGGTTCTGGTATTTTAAGTTTTATAGATGCTGTTGAAACTAAACCAACAATAACAGATTCAAGTCAAACAATAGCACCTGATACATCACAAACATTTAATATTACAGGAACTAATTTTGTAAGTATACCAATTGTAGAATTTATAAAATCAGATACTGGAGCAATTACAAGAGCTTCAGCAGTTGGTTTTACAAGCTCTACACAATTATCAATAACTGCTACATTAGCATCTGGCACTTATTATGTAAGAG